ATGGGGGAGTGGTTGCTCCCGATCGCTCCCCCAGTCGTTTACCGAGAGGAAAGAAATGCCAACTATTATCACGGCTGCAGAGCTTCGATCAACCCTTGGCGTTTCTTCCTCTTTGTATTCGGACGCAGTTTTATCAGACATAATCGATTCAGCCGAATCAGTTATTCTGCCAATGCTCAATACTTACTCAGTAGCGATCGATGCAGTATCTCTAAACAATAACATCGCCTATTTTTCAACCGTTCAATTAAATCCTTTTGGAGAATCTCAGTCCATAGTTATTAGCGGATGCGGAACTCCATTCAACGGCACTCGAACAGTCACAACAGACTTGCTTGATGATTATTCATTCTCAGCAGCCATCACAAATGCTGACATCATCTCAAAGAATGTAATCCCATCAGGGCTGGCTACCCTTACTGGTGCTTCGACTTATGTCGGAAACAGCGCAGTAGAATCAGCCGTATTAGTGGTCTCTGTCGAAATTTTCCAGAGCCGCACCGCAGCTGGTGGACAGATCGAAGGCGTGGACTTCAGTCCTAGCCCATTCCGCATGGGCCGCTCACTTTACAATCGCTGCGTAGGCTTGCTTGGTAGCCTGGTCGATGTAGGAACGATCGCTCAATAATGCCAGCCTCTACTATTCTTTCGGCCGTTCGTGGCCCACTCGCTACTGCACTCTCAACAGTCTCAGCCAATGTGTTTTCCTATGTGCCAGAGAATGTTCCAGTCCCAGCAGTAGTCCTAGTTCCATCTTCACCGTATCTTGAATTCGACACAATCGGATCATCAACATTCCGGTGCAAGATCAACTTTACAATATCTTGTTGCGTTACTTACTCAAGTAATCCAGCATCGCTCGACAACATCGAGCAACTAATTGAAAGCGTTGTCCTAGCCATTCCAGCAGGTTATGAAGTGAGCGATGTGCAACGACCAACAGTCACTCAAGTAGGCGCAAGCAATCTGCTAGTAGCCGATATAGGCGTTAGTACCCACTACACGCGAACAGTCTAAGGAGACAAAATGGCAACAACAGTCATCACCGGTCGCGATATCACGCTAACTATTGCTACCGTCAACTACGGAGATCAAGCACTATCAGCGACACTAGCGGTTGAACTTGAGCGCAATGCTTACGAGACAATCGATGGCAAGCAATTCTTCGCACTAGATACAACAGCAACTCTTTCAGTAACCATGCTTGCTGACTGGGGTGCTAACTCACCTTCTTCACTATGTGAGGCAATGTGGACAGCGGCTTCATCAGCACCTAACACATCACTCGCTTACTCATTCACAGCAGCTTCAGGAGCAGTATTTACTGGCAATGTATTTCCATCATTCCCAAGCGCAGGCGGTTCAGGCAAGGATGCTCAAGAAGTAACATTCGTTCTACAAGGAACAGCAAAGCCAACACTAACAATCACATGATCTAAGAATCGGGAGCAATCATGAAAAAAGCAATTACAATTAAATATCAGTCGGGGGATCAGGCTACTTATGTGGCCTATCCACCGGACTTCGCCAAATGGGAACTTGCCACGAAGAAGTCGATCTCAGAATTCTCAGGAATGTGGGACATCTTATTCGTAGCACACAGCGCGATGAAGCGAGAAGCTGCTGGGCAACCAGTCAAGCCTCTCGAAGCGTGGATGGAAAGCATCGAAGATATTGATGTGGACTCTGATAGCCCAAAAGCCATAGCCGCGGAAGTATCGGCAGACTCCTAGTCGAGTTAGCCATCGCAACTCATATTCCGATGAGGGAATGGGAATCAGCGGAAGATATTTTAACGGCGATCGAAATATTAGAGGAGCGGAATGAATCAGCAAGAGGTTGATGCTTACAATCGGAGAGAAATCCGAGAAGTAATAAAAGCCTTCAAAGCCATGGATGATGCAGCAGTCGAAGAAGCTAAGAAGGTTTCAGGAGCGCTTGCAGACTACGCCCTAGGCAAGATTCAACAAGCTGCTGCAACTCGAACCGTAGCCACAAAGGTTGCAGTTCGGATCACTCAAGGCGGCAAGGTTTCAAAGACTTCTAAAGTTGGAGAGATTAGCCTGGGCTTTGCATCTCAGAAGTTCTCAGGTGGAGCAGACACTAAACGCTTATGGGCTGGCATGGAATTCGGTTCTAATCGCTATAAGCAATTCCCAGCGAGAACTCCACGCTATCGCAAGGGTAACTATGGCTACTTCATCTATCCAACGCTCAAGGCTGCTCAGCCTTATATTATTAACGAATGGCAAGATACCTTCTCAAAGATTATTAAGGAGTTCTAATGGCTGGCGATAGCAGAACCCTTAAACTCGCAATTCTTGGTGAAGTCAAAGACTTAAGCGCAAGCCTTACCAAAGGCTCTAATGAAATCTCGTCATTTGGTGATCGGATCACAAAGTTCGGCAAAGTCGCTGGCGCTGCATTCGTAGCCGCTGGCGTTGCTGCTACTGCCTACGCTGGCAAGTTAGCCATCGATGGCGTTAAGGCTGCGATCGAAGATGAAGCGGCTCAGTTAAGACTTGCCACATCTCTTAAGAATGTTACTGGCGCTACAGATGCCCAGATTAAAGCTACAGAGGATTACATCCTCAAAACTACTTTAGCAACAGGCGTTACAGATGATGAACTGCGACCATCTTTAGATCGATTAGTTCGCTCAACTGGCGATGTTCAGAAGGCTCAAGAACTTCAGACACTAGCTCTCAATATCGCAGCAGGTACAGGCAAGTCACTCCAAGCAGTCTCAGAAGCCTTAGCAAAGGCTCACGATGGTAACTTCACAGCTCTTAAGAGGCTAGGTGGCGGCATCGATGAAAACATAATTAAGTCTAAAGATTTTGATGCAGCACAGCAGGCTCTCTCTAAAACTTTTGCCGGACAATCATCGATCCAAGCCGAGACTTTTGCTGGCAAGATGGACAGACTTAAAGCGGCATTCAATGAAGGTAAGGAGCAAGTCGGTTCTTACATCCTTGATGGACTAACTCCCCTAGTTTCAGGAATCGTCAATAAAGTAATCCCAGCAGTTCAAGCCTTCATCGGTTCAATCGGTGGAGAAGCAGGAATCAAAGCCGCACTTTCAAGTTATGTAGATTTCGTTAAAAGTATCTTTGGCCCAGTTTTAGAAGGAATTAGATTTGCATTTAACAAAATTAAGGATGCCGTAGAAGATAACAAAGAATCATTTACTGCTTTACTAGATTTCCTTAAGGTTCTTGCCCCTTACTTCGGCGGCGCTCTCAAGTTAGCCATTCAAGGAATCGGCATAGCCTTATCTGCGGTAGTCAATATTGTGGCAACTCTCATTGATGGATTTAGAACGCTGATCAATCTTGGGTCAAAGATCGGCGGTGCTATTGGTGGAATGTTCGGTGGCGGTCGAGCAGCTGGTGGTCCGGTATCGGCAGGGACAACTTATCTCGTAGGCGAGAAAGGCCCAGAACTATTCACTCCATCTCGTTCAGGAAACATCATTCCTAACGGCTCAATGGGTGGCGGTTCTAATGTCATCAATATAACCGTCAACGGCGCAATCGATCCCATTTCTACTGCTCGTCAGATTACTCAAATCCTCAACCGCGAAGCAACCCTTTCAGGAACATTCAACAAGGTTGGAGCATCGCTTCTGGTGGGTGCGTAATGCCTTGGACTCCTCAAGCAACTATCTCGATCGATGGTGTAGATCGTAAGTCGATCACCTTGGCCGATGTTCAGATTTCTTATGGCCGCACTTCAGTGTGGGAACAGGCTCGATCCTCTTATGCTCGGATAGCCATCCTCAATACTGCTGGCACAGACTATGACTTTCAGATGAATAACATCGTGGCAATCAAGGTCAAGAATGTCGCTGGAACAGATGTCACAATCTTCACAGGCAAGATCACTAGCGTTGACAATAACCTTGCTGGATCAGGAACTATCGGAACTAACGCGGTTCAGACAATCACAGCGGTAGGGCCGTTCTCGCAGATGTCTCGCAAGATCATAGGTGCATCCAACTGGCCTAAGGAAATGGATAGTGTTCGCATGACTCGCATCTTCACAGATGCCGGACAAACCATTGATGTAGTAGATACTCCAGCAATCTATGAATTCGCTGCTCGGACTGGAAGCGCGGCAGATGCCTATTCACTAGCTGCTGACTTTGGCCAGCAAGCCTTCGGATATATCTATGAGACTTCTCTAGGCAAGGTGGGCTTTGCTAACGAGTCTCGCCGCACAACGGATGCTAAGGCTAACGGCTACACAGTCATTCCAAATGGCTACATTCTCTGGAACAATGTCTCAAGCCAAAAGACTTTGGCAGATATTCTTAATAATATAACTTTGACTTATAACTCTGGAAGTAAGACTGCTACAGATGCAACAAGTATTTCGGACTTTGGGCAAGTAGATGGATCAATCTCAACCACCCTTCACAATGCCGCCGATGCCCAACTTCAGGCAGATCGCTATGTAACCCTTCGAGCCTATCCTCGAACTTCCCTCAGTGCTTTCACGATCCCAGTTAACTCAACCAATGTCAGCAATGCGCTTCGAGACTTCCTGATTAATATGTCTATGGGCGAACCAATCGAAATTACAGCGTTGCCTATCGCTTTGAAGAATACGACTTATCGCGGATTCGTAGAAGGTTATTCGTTCTCGATTAACCAATACGAAATGATCATGACTCTCAATACAACCGACTACACCTACAGCTTCACTCCAACTCGATGGCAAGATGTCTCAGCGGCACTTACATGGAATGGCGTTGGGGCTACGGTACAATGGGCTACTTACGATGACTAGGGGTAAGCGTGGCAACAACAACTAACTTCGGCTGGACTACGCCTGATAACACAGGCTATGTCAAGGATGGCGCTCTGGCTATCCGCACCCTCGGATCAGCAATTGATACTTCTATGGTTGATTTTAAGGGCGGCACTACTGGACAGGTACTAGCCAAAGCATCTAATACTGATATGGATTTTATTTGGGCTGCCGATGCTGCAAACGGCTACACAACAATAGCAACGGGTACTTTAAGCGGTTCCTCAGTTACAGTTTCTTCAATTCCGGGCACTTATGTAAACCTTCAATTAGATGTTTACAACATGACGTCTAGTTCAAACTCTGGCTTCTTAGTTACGGTCAATGGGCTTTCAAGCAACTACGCACAAAGTCTTTATTACCATGCAAATGGTTCAAGCGGTAATAGTGGTCAAGGCAGCGGCGGTGATTGGAGTTTTGCTCCTGCATCAACTTTTGATAAAACCTCAGATGCGAATCATTTACAAATGACATTTTACAATTACGCTGCAACTAATCGCGTTGCGCTTGCTAGTTCTACAATAAATTATCTTTACGGCGATGGCACTACAAAATTCACCGCAAATGGTTCTCATGCTAATACTGGAATTAACGCCGCGATTAATTCCGTAACCGTTGCCTCTCAGGTGGGAACTTTCAGTGGCGGCACTTATATTTTAAGAGGGGTTAAGTAATGATTAAAATTGAACACAACGCTTCAACTGGCGAGATAACTGAAAAGAATATGTCGAAAACAGAAGCCGCTGTTTTAGAAAAACAAAGAACGGAAGTTCAGGCTAAGATTACTGAATTTGAGAACCAAGTGGCTATGAAGCTTGAATTGCTGAATAGACTTGGAATTACTGAAGCAGAAGCAAAGTCTTTGCTGGCATGAAACCAAGACTATGCAAATCAGGCGTGATCCTTCGTGACCAAATCAATGCCGCATTCGCCGATCGTGATACGACTAGCGATGGGTGGGTCGGGGACCTCAGACATAGTTCTCGCAAGTCTGATCATAATCCAGATGCTAACGGTGTCGTATTTGCCATCGATGTTGACCGCGATCTATCCGGTAAAGCCAAGCCCGACATCATGCCCGATTTGGTTGATCAGATTCGACTCTATGCAAAGTCTGACAAACTCAAGCGATTCTCTTATCTTATCTTCGATGGAAAAATCGCTTCGGCAAAGTCGCTCTGGAAATTCAAAACTTACACTGGTATTAACAAGCATAACCATCACGCTCATATCTCTTTTACTTTGGCTGGGGATTTACATGATCTTCCGTTCGATATTCCTTTGATTGGAGTTAAGTAATGGGTCGCGTAACGATTAGTTCAAATAACCTCTTTCCTGGTCCTAAGGGCGAAAAGGGTGAGAAGGGCGATGCAGGCGGTCCAGCAGGACCAACAGGCCCAGCAGGTCCTACAGGGCCACAAGGTCCAACTGGTCCTCAAGGTTTACAAGGCACTCAAGGCAATCCAGGTGCGCAAGGCGCTCAAGGTCCAACAGGATCAACTGGCTTACAAGGCATCAAGGGCGATAAAGGCGATACTGGATCGACTGGTTCTACAGGTGCAACTGGGGCTACTGGCGCAACAGGCGCTCAAGGTTCATCTGGCGTAGTTACAGTCAATGCCCCATTAACCAATGCTGGCACTTCATCAGCTGCCGATCTTTCAATCTCAGCAGGTAGTACTTCTGCCGCTGGAGCGCTGCAACTAACCGACTCAGTAGCCTCGACTTCAACTACTACTGCTGCTACTCCTAATGCGGTAAAGACTACTAACGATAATGCAAACAATCGTTTGCTTAAGTACGCAACACCTTGGAATATTATTTATCGTTCAGGTTATTTTTATGAACCTAGAATTGGAAGCACTATCACTACAAACACATTTACAATTAACAGACTTATTTACTATCCTTTATTTTTGCAGGAAAGTATTACAATGGATCGTCTTGGTGCTGAATGTACTACTGCGGTCGCTTCAAGTACCTTTAGGCTTGGAATCTATAACGCAGACTCAAACGGAGTACCATCATCATTGATATTAGATGCTGGAACAATAGATACTTCAAGTACTGGATTGAAGACAATTACAATTTCGCAAAGCCTTTCAGCAGGGTTTTATTTTCTTGCTTTTGCTCAACAAGGTGGAGCAACAAACGCAACAATGAGAGCAATTACATCGATTACTGGTAACTGGTCTCCTATTGCTAGCACAACGATGACGGGTTCAAGTTATTGGACATCTTTTTATCAAGACTCGATTTCTGGTGCGCTACCAAGCACTTCAACTCCAACCATCACTAATGTAATAAATCCATTGCGTATGCAATTTAGGGTGGCATAAATGACTAAGCAAACTACTTACGGCATCGGCGGCTATGACCCATCTAAGCCAAACAACAATATCGTTGAAGAAATCGACATCCCAGATCAGGAGACAGAATGAACATGAAGCATCCAGCAGTTATCTCAATCGGCGCATTCCTAGCGGTCTGGGGAACAACCTCTAACTTCGATCTAAACTATCGCTCAATCTTGGGCGCGGTTGTTGCCGGTATCTTCGGATATGCCACCCCTAAAAAATGACACCAACAGATTACTTAAATCTCTATATTGCCACACTTGCGATAGTGGGTGGTTTGGCTGGCTATGTGATCACTCACTTGCTATCGGAGATCAAAAGACTTAATGCGCGTGTCGATGAGATATATAACATACTTCTAGAGCGATAATTTTATCTATGGCTCGCAAGAAGGTTATCGATCTAGACACTTATTCAGCTCTCGATGCTTGGGCAATTAGCCTGCAAGAAATGTATAGGGCGCTTCGCCGCGCTGGTTTCGATGTTGACATAGCACTCGGAATAATTACTGAGCCATCTGCTTATCCTGACTGGATACTTCCTAAGCCCGATCTAATTCCGCACACTTATGATGAAGACGATGATGAGGACTAATGAAGCGAACCGTAGTCATTCCAGACCTGCAATGCCCCTACGAAGATTCCCATGTTGTACGCAATCTCAGTATATTTATTAAAGCGTTTCGCCCCGATGCTGTCGTTACTATCGGAGATGAAATCGATCTCCCACAGATCAGCCGATGGACCGAAAATACTCCAGGCTGGTACGAACAAACACTAGCTGAGGATCGCGATCGCACAGTTGATGTTCTCTGGTCGCTATTTGAGTATTCCAAGGAAGCCCACATGGTTCGCAGTAACCATACTGATCGACTCTACAAAGTGATCATGAAGAAAATACCGGCATTCCTATCCTTGCCCGAACTTCGCTTTGAGAAGTTTTTGAAGCTTGATGAGATGGATGTAAAATTTTGGAAAGACCCAATGCCCATCGCTAAGGGCTGGATCGCCATTCATGGTGACTTAGGTGGACTTAACCCTAACCCTGGACTATCTGCCCTAAACCAAGCCAAGCGCCATGGTCAGAATGTCATCATGGGGCACACTCATAGGGCTGGCAGAAGTGCCCATTCTGAGGCTTCCAATGGCGTTTTAAGGCGTGTTCTCCATGGAGTTGAAGTGGGACATGCAATGGACTTAAAACAGGCTAAATATGTCTCTACGCCTAATTGGCAACAAGCCTTTGCTATCGTCACAGAGAATGGAAAGAATGTCCAAGTCGATCTGATCTACATCGAGAAGGATGGGACTTTCCAAGTTCATGGGCGCAGGTATGGACGATCTAGATAACGACATCGATCGGGATATTGACGATCACATGGATGCTTCAGAATTGTTACCATTTCGTTATACAAAGAAGCGCGGTTCTGTCTCCTAGCGATGCTTTACTTCTCTCAAGAAGGCCAGAAGTTCTGGTCAAAGGGAGCAAGATGTCTATATTACAGCTGATAATCCTGGCCTCATGGTTCACCATGTTCTTCTTGGGTTACAAGATTGGCCATCGTGATGGCTACATTGTTGGGCGTAGAGCAGTACGCAAGTTCTATGAGCAGCGCGATCAGGTCAGAGCATGATGGCCCGTGATTACCTCAACGAAGCAAGAGCAACAATCCAAGACCGAGGTCTCGATTACGGTCATCCGTCAGACAATATGGCGCGAACAGCTGCCCTCTGGGCAAGTTATCTGGAAATGCCAATTACAGATTACCAAGTCGCGACTTGCATGGCACTCGTCAAAATAGCCAGAAGCATGGAGACGGCTAAGGTTGATACCTATGTCGATGCGGTGGCTTACCTAGCCATTGCCGGACAATTACATACTGAGGAGAATGAACTTTATGTTTAGATGGACTTCTGAGCATGATGATTTCCTAACGATTACAAAACACTTATCCGCTAAACAAATTGCTGAGTATTTTGGAATCACACCTCATGCGGTTTATCAACGAAGATCAAAACTTGGAATTACCTTTCATCAAAGCTTAAAAGATAAGCCAGCAAAAAAGGGAGAAACAAGAAAATGGCCTCCAACAATAAAGTCGGTGAAGGATTTTATATTCTCAAGGGATAACAATCTATGCCATTATTGTGGAGAACCTGCAAGCCAAATTGATCACAAAGTACCGGTATCTCATGGTGGCAGTAATGTCACAACCAATTTAGTCGCATCGTGCGCTAAGTGTAATAACCTAAAGGGCAACTCGTGTTATGAATGCCCTAGATGGAGGGAGTTAATAAATGTTTAACTTAGAAGATTATGAAACAGTCGAAGAACGCTTAGTCAAGTTTTGGAAGGATCATCCAGATGGTCGAATCAGCACTACGATTATTGAGCACACCCTTCAACGCTTTATTGTATCGGCTTCTATCTATCGAACTGAGGTTGATGCACAGCCTTGGACTACTGGCTTTGCTGAGGAAACCGTATCGACTCGCGGAGTCAATTCTACTTCTGCGCTTGAAAATTGTGAGACTTCTGCGATTGGCCGCGCTTTGGCCAACGCTGGTTATGTTACGAAAGGCAAACGCCCTAGCCGTGAAGAAATGTCTAAAGTCAAAGCAGCTGAGCCAAAACCTTTCGCAGAGAAGTTAAACGACAAGATAATCACACCGGTCGAAGATGATCCATGGACAGTCAAAGCTGTTGAACCTGCTGGCACAGCTGCGGAAGCAGTAGCTCTAGTCCAGGATGTATTGGGTGCAACCAAGATCGATAAAGACATTCCGCATTGTTCTCATGGCGCTAGAGAATGGCGAACAGGCAACAAGAATGGCAAAGCATGGGCCAACATGGGATGTTCCGCTAAGCCGATGAATGGCGAGCGCTGGTCTGAAGTCAACAAGTGCGATCCAATTTGGTATGTCATCGATGCCAATGGTGCATGGAAACCGCAAGAGGCTCGATCATGAGCGGCTTACAGTTCTTGAACCAAGATGGAGAATGGGAGAAGTTTCCAACAGATGACGAATTATATGAGAAGGCTAAGGCGCGTGAGATGCTCAATGCGCTACAGGTTCGGATATTATGTCATCTATGCAACGAGCCAGTACCAAGCACAGAATTAGCATTCTGGGTAGAAGGTCAAGCAATCACTTGGTCATGCAAGAAATGCCACGCTGTCAATGAGTCAAAGCCGTAAATACCGAGGTTACGAGACCGAGAAATTAGTCGGCCGTTATCTTACAAAGTGGTGGCCTTTTGCTCTCGCTACTGGGGCAGGTAGGTCTGGAAGTGATGTTACTGGCGTTCCGTACATTGACTTTGAAGTCAAGGCCAGAGCTTCATTCCAGCCAAAGCAATGGATCGACCAGACAGAAAAGCGCACAAAAGTAAGTGGGGGATTACCTATAGTTGTGTGCCGACTTAATGGACAAAAGACAGAAGTGGGAAACTATCTGGCGTTCCTTAGGTTCTCTGATCTGGTCGATCTTTTGGTTAAGGCAGGCTATGCCAACCATGATCATGAGTTGACTGATAAAGACATACAGCGATGTAATGGATGTGGCGAATGGACTATTGCCGGACAATGTAAATCATGTGAGGACCAATAGTGCCAATCTATGAATTTGAATGTACGAATGATCGATGCGAGGCCAATCTCAGGTATGAGAAGGAGTTTAAGATAAATGAAGATCACCTGGTTGAATGCGGTTTATGTCATGAACCAATGCGCAAGATTTACAGCTCTTTCGGAATTAGTTTTAAGGGCTCAGGATTTTATTCTACAGATTCTAAATAAACCACGCCGCTCTGAGCAGGACTTATGTCGATGTATTTGACTCATTCGGTACACTCTACGGCTAGAGCCCCTCAAGGGCTCAGAGCAAGCCTGAAAGGCTTAGCTTGCTCGGTAGCAGTCGTTAGTGGGATCACTATGCCTATTGCTGGAGCAAGTAGTCCAGAGGCTCAAAACATGCCAATCAAAAGACTTGCTAACTATCAATTAACTGATAAGCAATACAAATGTCATAATGAAATTATTTACAAAGAATCAAGATTTAATATAAATGCAGTAGGTAACAAATCAGGTAAGAAGCAAACTTATGGCTATTATCAATTAAAGATAGAAGCTATTAAAGGCAAGCCTTATGATTATCAATTTAGTGTGTATTGGTATTATGTAGCTTCTCGATATGGATTTGATAAGCAATACCCAGAGATACCGGACTATTGTGCAGCTCTCAAACATCTTAAGAGTAAAGGCTGGCAATGAGTAGGAAGTCAGCACTTAGCAATGGATCATCGACCAGGTGGCGTAAGCTGCGTGAGATAGTAATACGCAGAGATGGTGTATGTCAGATGTGTGGCATGGAAGGCAATCATGTGGATCACATAGTGCCTCGCAAGTTAGGTGGAGATGATTCACTTAGTAATCTTCAACTATTGTGTCAACAATGCAATCTACGCAAAGGGGGTAGGTTTTTTGATGAACCTAAAACAC